CATTGCCTGGAAGCATTTAATAACCTAGAGCAGCCTGTATACCATCCACAAGAGTATTTTGCGCTGGGATGGAACGCTGCGATAGATGCTATGTCAGCCGAGTTTGCGAAAAAGTGGGAAATGGATGAGCTATCTGATGTACCATTTATAACCCAGCCAATTAATGAATCAATGGAAGATAAAGAATGAAAGACTATTCAGAGATCGTAGTAGAAACAAATCGTATGTTTAAGAGCCTATATAACCACATGATTAAAGGCGAATGGGATGATGTAGCTAAGTTAGCTAACACAATGTCTAAATCTATTTCAGACCTAGAGAGTATTGCAAATGATAGGACTAAACAATGAAAGCATTTCCTTGGCATGAAGGATTTGAAAAAGAAGCTGGAATGGATTTGCGTGATTACTTTGCAGCTAAAGCTATGCAATCTGTAATGGTAAATTACAACGCATCTATAAATGGCAGTTATTCATTAGTATCTCGAATATCTTATGAAATAGCTGATGCAATGATGAAGGCTCGTAAAAATGATTGAACAGGGAAGTAATGAGTGGCATTTGCTACGGATTGGCAAGGTAACAGCCAGCCGTATAGCAGATGTGCTATCCAAGGGTAAGTCTGGTGAGTCTGCTAGTCGTAGGAACTATCGTACTGAGCTAGTAGTACAAAGACTTACTGGCCTTCCTGGAGAGTCGTTTAGCAATGCAGCAATGGAATGGGGTACGAATACTGAGCCAAAAGCTAGAACAGCTTATGAGGTAGAAAAACAACAATTTGTAGAACAAGTTGCTTTTATAGACCACCCTAGCATAGAATGGTTTGGATGTAGTCCAGATGGATTAGTAGCTGATGGATTGATTGAGATTAAATGCCCGAATAGTACAACTCATGTTGATTATTTGGCAGATAACAAACCACCAGCAAAGTATATCCCTCAAATGCAATGCCAAATGGCAGTAACAGGCCGTCAATGGTGCGATTTCGTATCGTTTGACCCTAGACTACCAGATGACTTGCAATTGTTCGTAGTGCGCCTTGAAAGGGATCAGGAATACATCGAGGCAATGGAAGTAGAGGTAAAGAAGTTTCTAAGTGAAGTTGATGAAATGTTTAAAAAATTGAAAGAGAGAAAATAATGGCATACGAGCCTAAAGACGGATCAGGAAGTTTATTCAAGAATGATCGCAAAGAGAAGGAAACGCATCCAGACTATACGGGATCAATCATGGTCAATGGCAAGGAGCATTGGCTAAGTGGCTGGATCAAAGAAGGCAAGAAGGGCAAGTTCTTTAGTATTGCAATTGGTAAGGAAAAAGAGCAGCGTAGCAACTTTACGCCAAAAGGTAACGATGAGATGCCTAAAAACACCATCGTTGATGATGATTTTGATTCTGTCCCGTTCTAAGGATAACAACATGAAAAAAGCACTATTAGCAGCAATAACATTTATGTTACTAGGTACGGCAGCATACGCTTGTCAGACTCAGACAATTATTGTCAATGGCAAAATTACCACTTGTACAGTTTGTGGCAATGTAGTTAATTGCTTCTAATGAACCCCAGGAGATCTGCCGTATTCCTTCACGAGGAGCGCCACCCCCTACAGATCAGGTGGCAAATTTATAAGGCCATAAATGAGCGTAAATAAACCGATAGCATGGATTGATTTTATAGAAGAAAGCAATGTTTACGATTTAAATGTAAGCGGTCGTGGCATCCCACTTTACTTTGAACATAAACCACAAGTTGTTCGTGCGCCAACATATAAAACATTAACAGATGATGAAATAACACAAGTATTTGATGAGTGTTATCCAAATAATTCCGATGGTGATGTTGTTACTTTAATTGATTTTGCTAGAGCAATACTAAATAAAGCAAAAGAAAAATAAGTGCAAATAAATTTACAGCAAAATATGGTTAAATCTTTGGTAAAGAAGTTTGACCAAAAGTTGCATGATAAATACGATCCTCCAGCTAGGAAGGCCGTAACAGATTGGATGAAGATGAAATGGGGATTAGAGTGTATTCCTAATCCTAATGTCTATGGAGTAGATCTAATCGCCTTAAGAGGAGGAAGTCCAGTTGGCTTTGTTGAAGTCGAAGTTCGTGGCTGGGCTTATTGCCACTATCCCACCATCCATCTAGCACAGCGTAAAGATAAGCTATTTGAGCAAGATCTCCCTGTTCTATTTTTCGCACTAACTCAAGACTTAAGTCATGCTTACTGGTGCAAGGCGGAAATTGCAAAGCGTTATCCTTTGATAGAGGTTAAAAACTTTGAAGTCCCAAATGGGGAGATGTTTTACGACATAGCAACTACAGAGTTTAAGTATGTTGATCTTACTCAGCCGTTTTAGCTATTTCTAATCAATTCTAAGGCCTCTAAACGCTCTTTTTCTACTCGGTTAAGCCATCCTTTACCGAATACTGGAAAGGTCTTTAGGCTCTCATAAAACGCTTTTCTGGTAGCAGAATATTTCTCTACTAAGTCTACTGCGCTGCACTCTTGGATCTTAGCCATAGATCTAGCGCCAATTACGCCATCTTCTACAAGACCTAGGCAGCGTTGCAATAGCTTAACGGCTCTACCGCTTCCAGAGTTTACAGCCATAGAAAATACTAATAGATTTAGCCCTTGTGGGAGCTTCTCGCAGTAACTTGTGCGCCAGTATTTCATCTCGTACATTGGGGCTACTTTTTCTGGAGTAAGCGCCTTCATATCATTCTCTGATACTGGGTGGCCTAGCCATTCTTCCCAGACTGCCTGAGTAACCCCTAAGTTCGTTCTACCGCCTGGATCGCTAGGATGATTAACATAACCGCCTTCAGACTTTAAAACTAACTCTAAGCATCTTTTAAACATTATTTGATAGCCTCATATTGAGCATAACAAGACTCTAGTCCAATTCTTATTTTGTCTGCTCTGGCAGCTTCCCTGATAAGAAATTCTGCATCCTCGGCATAAAGGCCTGATCCGTTGCAATTTTGTCCATTGCTGGCTTCTGGGGAACGACTGGGGCGTTTACGCAACTGGCTAATAGCATCGACAAGCTCAGAGTTAATAGCGTTGATTTGAGCATCTTTTTCTTTCCTTATTTTGTCGGCATCAGATTGGTATTGATGTTCTTTTTCACGAATTACTTTTTCTTGCGAAGATTGCTGATGTTGGCATCCACTAACAAAGCCAGAGCAAAATAAAACAATGGAGGCGATAGCATAAACAGCATAAATATTTACTCCAAACATTATTTGTCCTGTAATGGCATTGTTGTAATAAATCTAAGGATAGCAACAATTATCCCAATAAAAACCAAAATAACACCATAGTATTTTGCATCTATGATATTTTGCAAATACGGAAAACCAGCCTCTAGAGATCCAAACACTACAAGCGCAAAAGCAAACCAGATTGTTTTAGATTTTCTAGCCTTCATCTAAATCCGCTTATTCTCGGTGAAAAAGAAAAAGTAGCCAGGTGAGGATTGTTTTTAACAGCCACAGCGTTATCGACCAAATGGCGAATATTCCAGCCAAGAACAACATATACACAGCGAGAACTAAAAAATATACGCTTGATATAAGTGAACTGAAAAAGGCCATTAGCCTGTACAAAACACCATCCAGCTTTTGCATTGTCGTTATCCTTGATTGAGTTATCTCCGTATACGGCAGTCGTATATGGCGCATATAAGTATCGCAAAGCAAAGCTATACGCTGGGTTACGGATCAGCCACTTTACTCGTGCAAGATAGCCAATGCCGTTGATTTCTTTAAATGCAGCATCGCCATACAGACTATTGTCTGGTGTCATAAACCAGTTTAACCATTTAGGAAGTCTAGGCTCAAACGATTGATAGCTATGGTTATCGCACCAGCCAAGTTCATGCTGGGCAAATAACGGAAGAATAGGAGCTAGTATTAACCCTAATAGAGTTACTAGCAAAGATAAAGGAACTAAGAAAAGATAAAGAATGTAGATCATTTCTTAAATACTAATTCTGAGATATAGCTGATAAATGCTCCAGCTACAGAGGCTACTCCCATCAATGCCCATAGAGAACCCTTGCTGCGTTCTGCCATAGCTACCAAACGCTTAATGTCGCTATCCATTGAATTTACTTTATGCTCTAAATTCTCAACGGCATTAACTAGCTTTCCGTACTCTACGGGATTGATTTCGCTCATAACTTACTCTTTTGGTGTTAATGATTCTTTTAGCATATTAATAAATGCAGCTTTACCTACATTCATCTGGTCTAGATTAAACTGAGTAGATCCAATCTTGCGCTCTAAGTCTGCAATATGGCTAACAATAGCCTTTTGCTCTTGCGTTAAATCTTCTTCTTTGTACTCAACATCATCTAAAACAATAAAGGGGGCTTTTTCGTTTTTTCCCATTATTTTTCTCCTAGTTTAACTACAGTTAAAAACTTATTCTAAAGTAGGCTTATTAGCTTCTTGTTGTGCTTTGTAAGCAGCAATTACTTCTGGTGTCCATGAAATATTGCAGATAGCTACAACATTTTCTGGCTGTCCAGTTAAATCCTGTCCTGGAGTTAAGCTGGTGCGATGAAATGTTTGGCTTAATTGAGCGCCATCTTCAATAATGCGTTCAGCTTCACGATATAAGATTATGCCGTTTTCTGTTACTGTAATTTGATCTACTATTTTTTCTTTAATTAATGCCATGATATTTCCTTTTTAGTTAAATGTCAGACTAACGAATCAACGCTAGTTAAATTAAGCAGCTTGATAAGTAATCGTAAACAAATAATATCCTGTTGTATTTAAATTACTTGTAAGCATATTACTTAATGTGCCAGCTTGATAAATGCTTGCAGTAGTTCTTGTTGTGTTATCTATAAATAGCGTAGGTCTAACTGAAAATTGTTCAACACCAAAAGAACCGCTAGATGCGTAACCATTTTTTGATGCAAAAGGTAATCCAGCAATTAATACGGCATTTGATGTTGTTCCACTAATAGAAGATAAATGCAAATAAGCTGATAAATTTACAATGTTGCCGACTTTTGTATAAGAAGCTGAAGTATCGCCAGCATTTACAAATGTTGCCCCAGTAGAAGAAAATGTAGGAGTCCAAGTACCTTCTTCATAATCATCTAGTGTATTTGCATTTCCTGATGAATTTTGAGTTGCTGGGAAAGTAATTCCTGTACCACCTTGAGTTGATGCTCCTTGCAAAGCTAAAGTAGTGTTTACACTTACATCTAATACTTGCGTAAAAGAAATTGCATTATTTATTGTTCCTGATGGGGCTGAGAAAAAAGTATGTGAAGCATTATACTGTTCGTATCTTCCAGCGCCTACAGAAGAAGCCCCATATTTCCATCCAGAATTATAATAGGCATTGGCAGACAACTCCATTTCTGTAGAAGAAGATGATAATGCTGCTCCTTTAATTTGTAGTGCTGTATATCCATTAATAAATGTTGGTACAGATCCTATTCCAAAATTTCCATTAGCATCAAGAGTCATTGCTTGGGTAAAGCCTATTGCACCGCCAGCCGTTCCTGAAGAAGTTATATACCAACGATGAATACCATCAGCAGAACTTTGTTCGTATGCACCAGCGTATCCATTTTGAATATATTTACTACCAACTCCATCAAAATAATAGTTAGTACCTAATGCAGTTCTTGTATTGCTTATAAAGTAACCTTCTGCTGGGTCTGTAATTTGTATAGCTTTTCTAACCCACGCACTAGGGGCTGCACCTATACCAATATTTCCACTAGCATCTTTATAAAACTGTCCAGATCCTAGATTAACTACTCCAGTACCGCCTGTAAGAGTGCTTGAATAAGATAATGTAGTAAATGCGCCTGTAGAAGCTGTAGATGCGCCAATTGCAGCACCATTAATAGATCCACCAGTAATTACAGGAGCAGTCATGGTATAAGTACCGCCACGAATACCATCGCCACAATCACGAATTTGCGCCATCATGTCACGCATAGTATCGTTTACGGCTGAAGGCAACATTCCTTCTGGAGCGCCATCAGGAGGAGCAGCGTTATTATTAGCTGGTGTAAGTGAGTATTTAGTATATGCCATGATTTTCCTTAAGTGTTCCTATTTTACAGATGTCTGTAGATTATTCTGATAATCCGAATGAAGCGCCATAACCAATGCTAATAGCTTTCTTTTGCAGCTCTTTGCTTAACGGCTCTACATTTGTAGTTGCTGCCTTTGTAAGCAATCTTGAGGCCAACTTAGGATCTAACATAGACTGAACCAGTAACTCTCTGATCTGATCGTCTGTTCCGTTATAAAGCCAGTTTAGAGGAGCTACCGCCTTATTAACTGCTGAAGGAACTTCTCCAAACATCTGCTTACCAATAATTCCGCCAATTACATTGGCAGTAGACAGATTTTTAAATGTGTCTGATCCTGGAACTTTGCCAGAACGATTTAATACGCCATCGTCTAGATCTTTCCCGACCTTTTCCAGTACTCGTACTTGCATCTCTGATAACTTAGTATCTTTGGCAGTAGCACGAATAGCTCTCTGGAAGCTAGGCTGGGAGATCATGTAATCGCCAACATTGATAGGGTCTGGCGTTGTAGATAAGACTTTTGATCTAAATGTTTGTGCAGCCTCTAGCTTCTCAATGCCTTTACTTGCTTGAGCGTATTTAGACAGATAATCCTTGTACCCTGGAGCAGACGAATCAATTACATCATCTACGGCACGAATAACGCTATTTAACTCTTTACTAGCTAGGCTAAATGCAGATCCTTCTTTATCCAATAAACCCTGTGAAGCAGCTCGCAAGTCTTTACGAACTTCATACAAAGAGCCTACTGAATCTGCTCTATTGATTGAGTCTTGAGCAAATTTCATAGCATTTTGTACTGTAGAGCGCTTTCCTACATCAGAGTTAAGAATGTCTTGAATCTGCTTATTTACTACCAAAGATGTAGCAGACTGAATCTGCTCTGGGGTTTGTGTAGATGCGCTAAAAGCAGCCTCACGCAATGGGGCAGTAACCTCATCACGCTTTGTAATGGCCTGAGTTACAGCATCCTGATCTTTAGCCATACGATCTAGGATAGTCATACGGGCTTTATTTGCTTGAGATGCCTGTGCAGCAAACTGGCCTGTAGTGTCCATCGCACGGATAGGAGTTTCAGCAGCAATTAAACCAACATCTCGACTTGCTTGTGCAGTAGTAGGCTGATAACCACCGATAGCTGGCTTGTATTCTTCTAAACGCTGTGCAAGTGCTTTAGGATTGTTTGAAAGCTGCTCCAAAACCTTGCCTACAATAGCTTCTCTACCAGGCTGAGTAAACGGCCTTACTACTTCTTTTACAGCACGACCAGCTACTTGACCGCCACCAGACATAGCGCCAGGGGCAATCATTCCTCCTAATAAGGCTAAACCAGCTTGACCACCAGCGCCAAAGTCTGCATATTCACGACCAGCACCAGAAGCGCCAGCGCCACCAACGGCAGCAGCAGTTTGTAATGGTATATTTTCAGTCAAGAAGCGAGTAAGCGCAGATGGATCTAGCCTAGATACGGCTGCTGCTGGAGCAGCTACACCAGACATAGCAGAAGCTACATCTTGCACAACTCTCTCAGTTTTAGTTGCTGGCTGTGGTAAACCAGCAGAGGTCATTACTTTTTGTAGTCCTTGGCTAGGCATTTCAAACTTAGGAATGTTAGTTCCTGTAGCTTGATTTACACCGCCAGAGATCATATTCAAAAATGTATTTAAAGCATCTCCAGCCATAATAGGTAAACCAGCAGCGCCAGTAATACCAGCACGAGCAGTCAAACCTAATTGGCGAGGAATATCTTTTATTCCAGCTTCAATATCTTGACCAATAGTAGTTTTTGCTGGCTTTGGCTTTTCTTCTCCACCAGCTCGTAAACCAGCTACTCGATCACGCAACTCTTTAGAATCAGGCTCAACATTATCTGGAATATTGTCAATCGTGATTCCATCTTCAGTAGTAATGGAATATGGCATCTTAGTAATTAACCTTAATGTTTTTGCTTGGCATCTTTGCTGGAGCGCCTAAAGCACGATTAGCATCTAAACCATAAGCAGAACCCATTTGCTCATACTCTCCACGCTTAGTATTGTATGCGCCAGTAGCAGTAGCAAACAATTGATTCGATAAAGTTTGGAAGTCTTTTCTTTGATCTTCTGTTAGCTTTGTTCCGTCAATTCGCATCTGTGCATAATTTTTAGCTCTATCAAATGCGCTAGTTGCTGCCATAGCCATACCTAATTCAGACTCACGAACTACTGAACCTGGGTCTAGCAGTTTCATAAACTTGGTAGCAGCAGCTAAATCTCCTGCTGGGCTTGCAGATTTTAGAGAGTCTGTAATTTGACCATAAGCAGATTGCATCTCACCAAACGCCTTATAAACTGGCTCTGCTGAAAATGCCTTCTTTAATCCCATTTCATTGTCAAAGCCCTTTTGACCGCCTGTCATATCAAGAATAGTCTTTGGAGCGCCAGCAGACTTTAATTGCAAATATGTAGCCTTTTGATCTGGTGTCAAAGATTGAAACGCTAAAGCAGATCTAATATCTGATGGGGTTTCAGCAGCCTTTGGTGTAGTTAGCTCAATAAACTTAGCTGGATCTGTAGATCTCAAGTAGTCTAATGCAGCACGATTAGCCACAGTAGGATCTACTTTATCTACCATTGGAAGATTTCCCTTTAATGCGCCAATAGTTTCAGTATCAGCCATACCACCACCAAACTCAGGTCGATTAAGCATTTCTAACTGCGAGCCTTGTCCTGATGCCATTGGAATATTCTGTGGCATTTGTGTAGTAGCTCCAGCAATAGCTTGTTCATATTTTTGGCGAGCGCCTTGCTTTTGCTTGTACTCTGCCAATTGCTGTGCAGTAAGCATTTGTTTAAGCGTGGTATCAGAGATGCAAGTACGAGTACTGGAAAAGGTCGG